AACGGAAGCAACTTGATAAGGTCGGGCAGGAGTTTCGCAAACCCGACAATCATTTGCTCCAAGAATCCCAGGAACGCCTCATTCTTGCTTAGCTTCTCAATGTTTATCAAGAACCCTTCTAGCAGCGTGTTCTCTTCACTAATGTTGAAAGCCTTACGAATGGCAACGCCAACCTGCTCGAACGCCGGCTGAAGCGCCGAAAACGTAGCCCCAATGTCCCTGAGCAAAGTCGGAAACTTTACCTCAAAAAACTCAGTCAAAGGTGGCACAACATTGGTCAGGAAATACTCGACAAACCCCTGGAACGAAGGCAACAACGAAATACCAATCGTCTCCTTTATCTGCTCCAACCCCAACCGGAACCGATCCGAATACAACGCCCCCGCCTCAGCCGCCCCACCATACTGTGACTCCACCTCCGTCAAAATCAAAGCCTGCGCGTCAAGCAAACGGTTCGACTGAACCAACGTCTTAATCTGCTCCTGCTGTTGCTCCGTAAACGTGGTGCCACCCTTACGCAACGCAGTAATACCCCGAATCGGGTCTTCCAACGCCTTACCCAAAGCAATCGCCTGACCAGAAGCATCCCGCTTCAACACCATCGCCATGTCAAACGCGGCCTTCGTAGCCCGGTCAAAACTCCCACCAGCCTCACCAGCCGAAGCACCCAAAGCCTTGAACGACAACAGTTGCGCCTGAACACTCTTCACAACCTCAGCATCAACACCAAGACGCAACTCCTGAGCATCCGCAAACTTGATAAGCCGACCAGTAACCGCATCCAGTTCCCCACCAAACTGACCCGTAGTTTTCGCCACCTGCTTCAACACAGCATTCGACTGCAAAACCTCTTGACCCATACGGATCGTTTCCGCAGCAAAGTCCCCGATAGCCCTAACAGCGAACGCACCCGCAACAATGGCACCAAACCCAGCTACAGCCTTACCAAACCCGCCGAGAGCTGTCTGAGCCTGCTTGATACCAGTCGGGTCAAACTTAGACACCACTGGGATATTGATTGAACCGCTCACGAAATCCTCCTGTTGACTAACGCCACATACTTCTCAATAATGTTTCGGGCAATCGCCACAGCCGGCCCAGCCTCACCCTTAGCCTGCGGAATCAAGAAACGACCCAACCCGCCCTGAACGGGTGCCGCGCTATTCAATGCTCGAATCATCCCGCGCCCCTGCGGAGTAGACCCAGAACTCTTAGACCCAGCCAACTCCAAAATCTCAAAACCAGCAGCCTTACCCCGTGACCGAAATGCCATCGACACCACAGGAAAGAACCCAGGCTTCTTCGCCCGCTTACCCAAAGGCGTCTGAGTCCGACCAGAAACCCCAGCCCACCGCCACCGGCTACCAGTCGGAGCATTAGCAAACCCAGACAACGGGGAAGCTTTCGGAACCCCACCAGCCAACCGGGTCACAATGGGTTTCAAATCGTCACGCATCTCCTTTTGGAGCGCCTTACGCAACCCGGGGTCAACATTCCGCAACTCAGCCAAAAGCACCTTCAAATCGGAGGCTTTGACAGTGAACTGGGCGGGCATACCCCTATTCTACCGCCGGCCCCGCTTACCACTCTGGGCCTGAGCACGCGCAATCAGATAGCGCTCAATCGTCCACAACATTCGAGGCTCAAGCTTCAACAACTCGAGGGGGCTAATCCCCGTCTCAACAGCTAGGGCCGCAATCTCCCAGTGAAGGCTCGACTCACCGAGCCCCCTTATTTTTTTGTGGGAGCCTCAGACACCATCGAAACAGACTCAACCCACTTCTCAAAGTCATCCGTGGTGTGCCCGGTACGCTTCAGAGCGTGCCACGCCAAAAAGAACATATGCGTCAAACGCACTTCATCCCCCAGGCGGGCAACACTCAAATCGAAGCGTGCCTCGAAAGCAATGAGATCGGCTGCAATAGCCGAACACTCAACGCTTGTTTCGTCAATGAAAGTTACTTGTAGGTTTATTGGATTCATACTTAGACAGTACTCCTGGTGACAGTACCTGAGCTCAATGCCCACGAGGTGCTGAATGTGGCTAAATCTCCCACACTGGAAGCCAGCGGGCTGTATTCCGTGACCAAAAAGACTCCAGAATAAGACGGGTTGCTCGACGTGACAGCGGTTCCGTTAGGAATCACGGTGACAGTTGCGCCGGTTCCCAAAAGCGGGAAGATAACAGAGTCAACGCCACCCGAAGCAGCGAAGTCCTGGTGCCAGTCAAGAGTCACAGAAGCATCCTTCAGACCGCCAATGCGCTGAACGAAAGTGTCACCGAAAGCAGTGACTTCCTGCTCTGCCGCACTCAGGTCAAATGTGACTGCAGCAATATCAGAACTCAAATCGGTTCCATTGATTTTGATGTTGTAGTTAGTAGCGACAAACTTTGCCACAGTTTTCTCCTTATAGTGCGAACACGGTCACGGCGAAATCCGCCGATAAATATGTGATATCTCCAATTGTAACGGAGGTGATGTTAGTCATCTCAGAAACCCTCGTGTCAAAAGCGTTACCGCCCAAAGTGCGATCTACCTCAATGGCCGTCTTTAGTGAACCCGAGCCAGTTGAGATAAGTGCGTCAAGGTTCTTCTGCGCCTGCACTGTGGCAAGCCTGCCGAAAATCACTGTCACCACGAAACTGTATTCACTCAGACCCTTAGCGAACGCACTGTTATAGGTCACTGAACCCAACTGCACAACCGCAGCAGGCATCATCGGATCGTCAGGAATCTCCGCGTAAGTGCGCAACCCTGCAATCGTCCCCATGTTTGTTGCGAGGCCAGCCCGCATCAGACTAATGCTCACGCGAAACGAATCTTCCTGTAAGGCTGAATCAGCCGTTCCACGTCAGGGTCAAGCCTGCCAACCCGAACCACACCCATATCCGAGAACCCGAGCACACCCGTAGGGGACTCGTAACGCTTATACGCCCGCAGGGAGGAAAGAATAGTGGCTTGTTTGATAGCGCTAGGGATAGAAGCAAAGCCGAAGCGTGCCACAATCTGAACCGAAGCCTGCCCCGCATTGATGTCCCGAGGCTCATAAATCGGCCACAAATAATCACCGACAGCTCGAACCCTCGTGAAAGGTGTAGCAATGCCACCAGCCAACCCGTTCAACGGCTCCAACTGGTAATCAGTAGAAGCCCAAGTCTGGTCGAACCCGCCCTCACCCGTAGTGTCCGACTTGATAGAAGTCACCGCAATGATGTCATCCGTTTCGAGCAAGTAAATGTTCTCGGGAATATAAATACGGGTTACAGCTGTAGCACCCGTGTTGAAAAACACGCGCTCAGTGTAAGCATCAATATCGCGGGAACTCGACTCAATCGCAGTTTCCAACAACGAGTCATCAATGTCATCGGTGATTCTGGCCGCAGCCTTCACCTCGGAAAGTGTTGCGTACCCATTCACAATCGCCAAAATAAACCTCCAACCACCATTCTACCGCCCGGCCTCCCACCCGTTCAGCCTCCGCCGTTCCACACTCCACGACCCCGCACCAAAATCGTCACGAGCAACCTTCTCCGAAAAATGTGCCTGGTTAGAAGTGAACGTGCGTGAGTTTTGACTCGACAACCGTTCATCAGACCTAATGGTCGAACTGTTGTCATGGATCATGGGCACCTCGAGCCGGCGAATAGCAACCCCCGCGTGCTCCGCCCTACGCTGATAATCGTTGTCCTCAAAATATGCGGGAAAGAAACCCTCATCAAACAAACCCACACGCTTCACGGCCTCATAGCCGAGAGCGAACGCCTGCCAATGGGGAAACATACTAGACAGGGTTATCTCGTCACTACGGGCCTCACAGAGCCTCTGAAGGGCACCAGGCTCGAAACGCACGTCATTCGATGCGATAAACCAGCGTTCAGCATACGGAAAAGACTTGATACCCAAATTCCATGATGCTGCCACCCCGAGGTTCGCCACCATCGGCAGGTAGGTGGTGTGCTCGACACAAGCCGGAACATCAATCGCCATATCCTCCAACACGTCCGAAGCGCCGTTGTCAATGATGAGCAAGTGCACAACAGGGTAATCAATACTCCCCACCATGCGATCCAGTAAGTCGTAACGGTTTAGCACCGGCACAATCAGGTTCTCTAACACCACGTTCCCTTCCACTTCACCACAAGGTCATTCTCCAACACCAGGTTCTTACGCCCGTGACGCTCCACCACATCCGTAGCGTTCTTATCGGTCAACTCAGGAAACAACACTGTGGGCTCCCCACTCGCCTCCACATAACGCCGGTGCCAGTCAATCTCCAAAAGAATCGAGTGCGCTTTATCCG